CTCATCACTCAATTCTTCATTTCAAGCTTCAATCATTGAGGCGTTTGAACATGTTAAAGAAGATTTCAAACTCGACCAAAAAGTTAAACCATTATGGATTTACTCTGTCGACGTTCATGGTTCTACATCATCGGGCTATCCTTATTACACTAGTAAGGCTAATGTTCGTACTGAAATATTCGCTGATGCACGAAAGTGTTTTCACGATATGAAGTACTACGGCATTAAAGCTAAGCTACCTCCTTGCGTTTTCTCACAAAAAGGTAAGTTATCCGAACAATCTGACCCAAAAACACGTCTGATATGGCAATTCCCTGCTGCTATGACAATTTGCGAAGGAGTATTTGCTCAACCGTTGATACGGAGCATATACAAAGAGAAATCTCATTTACTACTCACTGGAGAAGAGGGAAGACGAAACCACTACAAAGCAATTTCTTTGCTTGGTAGGTATATGAGTTATCCGAACATCTGCTTTTATGGATGGGATGGTTCACAATACGATGCTTCAATACCACGATTTTTGATCCACATGGCGTTTGATATTCTGCGTGAAAACGTAGATTTTGGATGTTATGATGATGGGATTACTGTCGAAAGAGGCGGTGAAGGTGTGAAAAGGCGCGCGAAAGCTGCGTTTGATGTTCTTGAACATTATTTCATACATACACCATTTCTTTCACCTGATGGTGATTTATATCAGAAGTCTGGCGGCGTTCCTTCGGGATCGCATTTTACTAACTTAATAGAATCAATTATGACACGAATCATACTGCTTGCAGTTATGACTCATCTGTCGATTCGAGAGAAAGTGATTTGCTTATACACGAATGGAGACGACAGTGCGATGCTACTAGGAGTAAACACTCTTGACATAGAAAATGTCACGAAGTTGATTATGCTAATGTTTGGTATTCGATCTAAGATGGAGAAACAGGTTTACACGTGTAAACCTACCGAGGTGCAAGCCTCAGGTTGTAGATGGTATGGATGCATACCAACTCGTCCAACTGACGAGTGGTTCAAGCTAGCTTTGTGTTCCAAAAGCTGGATTTCAACACCAACGCAGTCTTTTACCCGTCTTTTTGGTCTGTTCCTCATCGGAGGTTTTACAGACGCCGAGTTCTGCAGGTTCTTTGAATATTTTCAGACGTGTTACGCGATTGATTTCAAGCAATCTAAGGATTATCTCACGAGAGATAAATGGAAGCTCGAACAATTTGGCATTCGACCAGAACGCATTTTAAATGCTCTTGATGTTGTTTACAGTTATCTGTGACATCAATATACGCATTTAGCAATAAAACATGTAACTTAAGTTTTAATAATAAATAGGTACCCC